TCCACGGAACAGGACATCCTCTATCGGGTCAAGCTGATCTCTGATGCCGACCTTCAGGAGTTGATTTCTCGATCCTCGAATACAGATCGCTCAGAAGACTGATTGACTGCTCCCCCAGTGGTGGCAGGTTCGCGTTCAGAGCCGATGCCCATTTACGGCACTCGTCGTCTGTCGGTTCACTGTCACAACCTGCCAGCTCCACCCCGTGTCCTCCCCATGTGAGCGTGCCCATCTCCCTACGGGCACAGAACGTACGCAACAGGAGTGACACCAGACACTTCCTGTCGCAGCGGGTGACACATCCTGCTCCGAGTGTGACCGACTTGTAAAGGGTCTGCATGCGACTCACCCCAAGTGGACTATGACCAGCGGCCCATGACCGCGTGACACGCCCTGTGTGCCCGTCTGCGGGCCGATCTGAGGCCCTGTGGGGAGTTGGTCTCACCCGCCGGCCATCGGCCGTCTGAGCCACCTTCACGAGCGAGCCGGGACAGCGGAGTGAAGGTATAGAGACACGCATGACGTGTCTCGTCTGTCGTGTGATCAGTGGGGGATCGAACGGGACAGTTGGGGGATGCAACCAACACCGTGAGAGAACCCCGATCCAACCATCTAAACGACAATCGTTTTCATTAAGGATCAGACGATCCATGAATGCAGCCATAAGGCTGCATATCAATCCATTCATCCATCATCAGTCATCATGATGAATCGCAATGCCTTATGGCATTGCTCAATAGCGCTCATGATGATGATTCAATGATGATGATCCATGAACAGCCATGGCATCAGGCCATGGCATCAATGAATCCACTGATGACATTCATGAGTCATCAATCATCATCACCATCATCATCGAATTCGGAATCGAATTCGGAATAGCCCTGGGATTTGACCCAGGGCATTTAAATCCACGCGCAATCACCTACGGTGATATCCCCTCCTGGATTTCTGCAAAATACCTTAGTCGGGGGGAGAATGGATGATGAAGGCCCGTCTGATGACGGGCCATGGACATGACCACGGGAACGACTGTGATCCGGGGTGATGGTGAGAATGTCACCATCGGTGACTGACTGATCTACTCACAGTAGATCATTTACAACGAGTTGATCACAACTCATGAGTAACCTGTCCAAAAGTACCCTCCGGACGGTGTATACTTAATGAGAGGTCTCTTTGAGACCGAGACCGAACGAAGTGAGGTTGAGGTCGAGAAGAGACCGGATGATGAATCACTGATAATCATCATCATGATAGGGCCTCTCTAAGAGGCCCTTAATCAATCATCATCATTGATCATTCATGAGTCATGGTGATGTTCACCAGTGAGTCATCACCCCGCCTCTGAGTGCGGGGATAATCAATCATCACTGAGGAGATCGGCCCGGTAGATTCCGGGCCTGATTCATGTGCACGGGAATTCCGTTTATACGGGGATCATCGTAGTCATAATCCTTCTCGTCCTGGTGGACGGGAAGAAGAAGAAATAACTCACTGCCCGAATGCATAAGCCCTTGCGGGGCGAATTCTTTCCCCGTAGGGGGTACCCATGGCAGACCCCAAAAAGGTGGCGGCCTTCAACCGCCAGTCGAAGCCGGTCGGTCCGGCCGAGAAGAAGGCGTTCATCCTCGCCTACGTGAAGAACGGCGAGACCATCGCTGCGGCCCTTCGGGCACTCGGCACCAGCCGGCAACTCTACGAATACTATCGGCGCACCGACGCCACCTTCAAGGAACACGTTGACGCCGAGTTCGCCAAGAGGCAGCACGGCATCATCCGGAGCGAGGGCAAGGGAGTCCCACCCTTCCCGGACTTCTCCGAGAAGTACCTCAAGGCCAGGATGTTCCGCCATCAGCTCCAATGGCTGGACCTCCTGGAAGGCCGCGAACCTCGGGACCTCCACCCGAACCAGATATACACCAAGGGTGAGCCCAGGATGATCCTGGTGAACACCCCTCCGGACCACGCCAAGTCCACCACCATCACTGTCAACTACGTGACCTGGCGAATCTGCGAGGACCCCAACATCCGGGTCCTGATCGTCTCGAAGACCCGAGACATGGCGAAGAAGTTCCTCCGGGCCATCAAGGACCGACTGGTAGGAACTCCCTACCTGGAGCTACAGAAGGACTTCGCCCCGGCTGGCGGCTTCGAGGCCAACAGCGCCGGATGGACACAGGACGCCATCTATGTCTCCGGTGACATCCGGGACTCCGGTGAGAAGGACCCCACCGTCCAGGCTCTCGGCATCGGCGGCCACATCTACGGCTCCCGTGCGGACCTCATCATCCTGGACGACTGCATTGACGACACGAACGTAGCCGGGTACGAGAAGCAGATCGACTGGCTTCAGAACATGGTTGACAGTCGCCTGGAGCCACTGGCCGGACTCCTGCTCATGGTCGGCACCCGAGTGGCGCCCATCGACCTCTACTCGGAGGTCATGAAGCCTGTCTACTGGAGTGAGGGCGAGTCCCCCTGGACCTACCTCACTCAGCCAGCGGTCCTGGAATACGCCGAGCGGCCCGAGGAATGGGTGACGCTCTGGCCCAAGTCCAACATGCCCCCCGTCTCCCAGAAGGCCCGTGAAGCGGTCTCCGTGGACGCTGACGGGCTCTGGCCCCGATGGGACGGCCCGGCACTCTCCAAGGTTCGCGCCAGGCGCTCTCCGCGCAACTGGTCCATGATCTACATGCAGGAACAAGTAGCCGATGACTCGATCTTCAAAGCCGAAGATGTTGTCGGCTGCCTCAATGGTATGCGTGCTACCGGCCCGATGCGCAGCGGCGCTGTGGGCCACCGTAAGCATGGCATGGACGGCCTCTATGTCGTCGCCGGCCTCGATCCCGCCATGGCTGGATGCACTGCGGCTGTCGTCATCGGACTGGACCGAACAGATAACAAGCGGTACATCCTAGACCTCCACAACCAGGCAGCGATGCGGCCGGACGAGATCCGCAATGTCATCAAGTCCTGGACAGACAAGTACCGCGTCCAGGAATGGCGTATCGAGAAGAACGCCTTCCAAAAGATGCTGACACAGGACAGGGAAGTCCGGGAGTACCTGGCGAACCGTGGATGCCTGCTCAAAGAGCACTTCACTGGAAACAACAAGTGGGACACCGAGTTCGGCGTAGCCTCCATGTCCATGCTCTTTGAAGGATGGCAGGACAAGAGGAACCTCATTGAGCTTCCCTCTCGCGAGAAGTCCGAGGCGTGCAAGCAGCTCATTGAGCAATTGGTGACCTGGGAGCCCGAACAGCCGGGAACCAAATCCAAGCGCAAGACAGACTTGGTTATGGCCCTATGGTTCGCTGAGATCCGCTGCCGTGAGCTGGTCAATGTGGACTGGGGCGGCTTCCACCTGAGCAACAACTTCCTGTCCGCCAGAGACCGCGAAAAGCAGGTGACCCTAGACCTGGACATGATGCTCCAGGCCGGCATGCCGGGGTTCTGATGATCCGCGTCCGCTGCCCCTGGTGCCCGTGGGTCATCGTCACCAATGATGCGGGGCCGTTGATTCTGGCGCTCTCAGACTCGCACATCCGATTCCACGCTCAGCAGACGATTGCCGATCTCGAATCCTTCCTGACCGAGGCGGCCGAAACAGAGGATTGACATGGCCGTAAAGGGAATCGACTTCGCCTGGCAGAAGCCTTCCCCCGCAGAGGTCAAGGCCCTCGGGTGTAGCTTCGTCGCCGGGTACCTCTCCAACGACCCGAGCAAGAACCTCACCCGATCCGAGGTTGACGGTTACCTCGCGGATGGTATCGCCGTGGTGACCGTGTGGGAGACCACGGCTGGCAGGGCGACCGCCGGCTACACCGCTGGCGTTGACGACGCCCGCCAGGCTGAGGCCCAGCGCATTGCCCTGAGGCTGCCCAGCGATCACGTTATCTACTTCGCCGTAGACGAGGACACCTCATGGGCCTCGGTTCAGGCGTACTTCGATGGCGCTGCATCCGTCATCGGAAAGCGCCGCGTTGGCGACTATGGCGGCTTTGACATCGTTGAGGGCGCTTACGCTCACGGCATCAATTTCGGCTGGCAGACGATTGCCTGGAGCAATGGCCGCTGGTCTGCCCATGCGGACATCCGCCAGGAAGGCGGAACGCTTCTCGGCGGTTCCGCCGATCTCGACTATGCCGAGGTTGCCGACTTCGGCCAGACCCCCCATCCCGGTTCGATCCCGGCTCCGCCGAACCAGACACCTCCCCCGGCCCCGAAGCCGGTTCGATCCGTCCTGGAGGACGATATGGCCCAGATCCCGGCCCTCCTGCCCGACAAGAGCAACGCAGAGACCATGCTGACGTTCCCTCGCGGCTCCGCCAAGACTGTGGCTTTCTTCTGCGACAACACCCGCAGTGGCGGCCCGAACGACCCTGGGGCGAAGCTCCGGGTGACCATCTTTGCCACGGGTCAGCCTGACGACCTGTACGACGGCGACCGCGCCGTAGTCGTGACCAACCACGACAATGAGCAGGTGGTCCTCAACTTCAAGGTTCCGGAGACCACGCACAGCGTTTCTGTGGTTCGCCTGGACGAGGGTCGCTACCCGGTTGGCGTTGAGGTGTCGTGACCGGAGTTTTCAGTCGGCCCTTCCTCGTGAAGACAGCCGAAGAGGTCTCCGTCGTGTTCTTTGCCACTTTCGGCAGCTCACTGGCGGACGGCCAAGCCTTTGGTAAGTCGGCTCTCATCGGCGCCTCCGTGGCCGGCCTGAGGGCCGTGTATGGCGTCCTGGTCAAGGACGTTGGAGTACCGCAGGCGCCTGTCGTGAAGTGAGGTGAGCCGCCATGGCGACGAACGTCGAAAACATCGCGAAGAAGGTCGAGCGTCTTCGCCGTCAGGCTCGGGGCAGGGATGAGCGTCAGCGGAACGTCCACGACGTAAGAGCGGGCGATGTAGAGACCTTGATGCCGGGAGCCTTCCCGGAGTCCTGGCCTCGCCCGATCGTGGCGAACGTCATCGATACAACCGCCCGGGACTTGGCAGAGCTAATCGCTCCGCTCCCATCCATCAACTGTGACTCTTCGCTGGTGACCTCTCAGCGGGGCAAGAACTTCAGCTCGAAGCGCACCAAGATTGCCAACTGGTACTCGGTGTCCAGCGAGCTGAAGGTCAAGATGGTTCAGGCTGCCGACTGGTACCTGAGCTATGGAATGGTCCCGTTCATCATCGAACCGGACTTCCACAGGAAGACCCCGTTCATCCGGTTCGACAACCCGATGAAGACCTATCCCGAATTCAACCTCCGGGATGAGGTTGTCAGCTACTCGAAGGTATGGCACGAGCCCGCCTCCGTGCTTGCCGCCAAGTTCCCCGAGTTCTCTCGCGTCATCATGGGCGAGAGTCCGAGCCAGGGTTTCCCTGGCCAGAACGGCGACTCTGGCGACAGCATGGTAGAAGTCGTCAAGTATGTCGATGCAGAGCGGTACTTGCTCTACATGCCCGGCCGGCAGAACCGTGTGCTTGAGGACATCCCGAACCCCTTCGGGAAGGTCCCGGTCATCATCGCCAAGCGTCCCGGCTACGACGAGGAAACTCGCGGCCAGTTCGATGATGTGATCTGGGTCCACCTCGCCCGTGCCCGTATGGCCCTGCTGGGCATGGAGGCAACCGAGAAGTCGGTTCGGGCTCCGCTCGCCCTGCCTCCGGATGTCCAGAAGGTCTCGTTCGGTGACGACGCGGTTATCCGCACCAACTCCCCGGAGAAGATCCGCAGGGTTGGAGTGGATGTTCCTCAGGTCGCCCAAGAGGAACAGCAGATCCTAGCCGCTGAGATTATGCAGGGCACCAGGACTCCGCCTGCCCGTCAAGGGCAGATGGATGCCAGCATTATCACTGGCAAGGGCGTTCAGGCCCTCATGGGCAGCTTTGACACTCAGGTCAAGACGGCCCAGACGGTAATTGGTCGTGCCCTTGAGCGCAGTCTCATGCTGTGCTTCGAGATGGACGAGAAGTTCTGGCCGCACGAACGGAAGGAGATCCGCGGTGTCGCCAGCGGCACTCCTTTCGAGGACTCGTACATCCCGAGCAAGGACATCAACGGCGCTCATACGGTCGATGTGTCCTATGGCTTTGCTTCTGGTCTCGATCCTTCTCGGGCTCTGGTCTTTCTTCTTCAGTTGCGTGGAGACCAGCTGGTTAGCCGTGACTTTGTGCAGCGTCAGTTGCCGATGGATCTGGACGTAGCCCAGCTACAGATCCAGATCGACAACGAGCAGACCACCGATGCCCTGAAGCAGGGCATCTTCGCGATGCTGTCTCAGGTCGGAGTGCTGGCACAGCAGGGCCAGGACCCCACTGACGTGCTCTACAAGGCCGCTCAGGTCATCTCCATGAGGGAGAAGGGCAAGAGCATGGCTGACGCCATCCTGGAAGCGTTCCAGCCCAAGCAGCCTGCGCAAACGCCACCTGGCCAGCAGCAGCCTGGAACTCCGGGGGCTCCGCCTGGAATGCCCCCTGGAATGGGTCCAGGCGGCCCGCAGGGCGGTCCTCAGGGTCCAGGTGGGCCGATGCCCCAGGGTGGACCTGGAATGGGTCCAGGGGGCGGCCAGATGCAACCTGGCGGTCAGCCCGACCTTCAGCAACTCTTGGCCGGCCTCAATGGCGCTACCGGTCAGCCCACCCTAGGCGCCACCGTCCGGAGGAGGATTCCCGCCGCATGATCTGCCCGCACTGCAACCGACACATCCCATTCCTGAACGATCACCGCTGCAACCTCTGCGGCAAGGACATCCGGGAGACCCCGGAGAAGAAGACGACTGCGAGGAAGACCAATGGCTGACATGCCTGGACAGGGCGCCTCCTTCGATGGCGATCCCGAGCACACCACTGATTCCGGCTGGGACGCCCTTCAGGGCGACATGGGCCAGGTTTACGAGCAGCCGGCAGGCTGCTGGGTTTCCGGCGAAGCGATCCCGGAAACCGCTGGCGGTACGTCCGAGCCGGAGCGTACGGCGTGGGACACCGAATTCCGCGCTCCGCTCGCGTCCGGCACTCCGGGCCGTTCCGCGAATGCGCGCGAGGACAACCAGAGCAACGTCTTCTGATTGGAGGGTGGCCATGGACGATGACGAGGACTTCGAGGATGACGACGATGAGCCGACTCAGATGTCCGTGGTCTACATGATGGGCAGCGCCCATCGCCATAGCCGATGGACCATTGGCGCCATGGTGGCCGCCCTGGCGGCCAATGTCATGGCTGACATCTCCGAGTTCTGCGGTCAGCTCTCCCGTGCATCTCTTCAGCACGGGAATGCCACAGACCTGCGGACGATGGAAGACTCAGTGACCCATGATCTAGAACGACTTACCATCACGGAGGAATGATGCCGTCTGGCGGTTATCGTCGTCCGACAAATCCTGCGCCGGCCAGTGGGCCGGGTGCTCTTTCTCGGCGCACTGATGGCAAGCAGCCGATCATGAGTCTGCCTGACGCTGACTACGGTGAGCAGACTACCTATCGTCAGCAGCAGCAGGGAGCCCCCCTGGCGCAGTCTCAGCCCCTTCCCTCAGCCTCCAGCGGCGCCGGGATGGGCTCTGGCGACCCAGGGGTCATCCCTCTCACAGCGCCGTCTCAGCGGCCCTCTGAGCCTGTTACTGCGGGCGCAGCCCTGGGGCCTGGCCCTGGGCCTGAGGCCCTTCAGGTGAAGACGCTCGGAGATCAGGACTACCAGCAGAAGCTACAGAGCTACATGCCCGTGCTCAACTTCGCTGCAAATCTTCCGGGTGTATCGGCATCCACAAAGGCTCTGGTGACAGACCTCAACAGTAGGGTGTGATTTCATGGGTTGGCTGGATGACATTGGCAAGGCCGCCGAAGGGTGGTGGAACGGTGCCAAGCAGGAAGTAACTGGCACCTATGACAATGTCGCCAGTCATGCCCGTCAGGTAGTTGATGACGCCGGGCAGACCGTTGGTGATATCGCCAGCGGGAACTTCGGTGCGGCAGGCCAGGATCTCAATAAGACATTCGGCAACTTTGCCGGTGCCGCATGGGATATCGGAACCCTGCCGATTCGTGAGGGCTGGCACGCCTTCGCCGGCTTCGGCTCCCTCGACCAGGCCGCCTACAAGGATCTGGTTTCTCGCCCGCTGACGACCGCAGAACTTGCGTGGAACAAGGCAGCTTGGGACGGCAAGGTCAATGATCTCGTCAACGGCGACACCTGGCGTACCGCGTGGAAGAACGCTCAGTACATCTCTCCGGGCCAGGCATCCGAGGGTGGACCCTCCAGTCCGCTGAGCTTCAATTCCCTTGTCATGGGTCCAGTGGGGTCCTTTGGCCTTCCTGCGGCTCAGATGCTCATGGGCATACCGAACCAGCAGAACCATGACATCCTCGGCGGGCCTCAGCGAGTAGACCCGAACAATCCTGCCGGCTACCAGGCTCTTGCCAAGACGGACAAGTGGGGCACTGGCGCGATTGACTTCGCGACCAGTTTCGAGCTTGACCCTGCGAGCAAGATCCTCAAGCCTGTCAGTGCTGGCACTCGCGCCCTGAAGGTTGCCGGACAGCTTGGCGCTCTCGCGGAGCGCAGCAGTGAGATTGCCCCCACTGCGGAGAAGGCCATCGGTGAGGCCGACAATTCGACCAAGCCCCTCGCTTGGGCAGGCAAGTTCGGTCCGAGCCAGTGGCAGAAGTTCATTGCTGGTCAGCGCCAGGCTGGTTCGTTTGCCTCTGGCCTTCAGGCGGGAACGGTCAGTCGCGCCCTGGAGGCGATGGACAAGTTCCGCCAGGACCCTACGAAGCTCACCTCTTTGTCGTGGCTCCGTGCCAATGGTGTTCCCACTGGTCAGATTGCCGGGATCATCATGAACTCGGACAGGAACATGGACCCCCTTGTCCTGCGGACGCT